CAGAACCTACTCCCATCTTATCAACACATATGACTTTTATGTCAGCATTTTTATCTTTAAGAAGTTCTTCGATAACATACGAGCCAATAAAGCCGCATCCTCCAGTAACTAAATACGTCTTACTCATCCTATTTATTAATACCGCTCAGCAATTTTATCAAGGGCTCTTGATAGCGCATCGAACTCAGTAATAATATTAAATTCATACTGCTCAATTACTTTTGTTGTATCCATTACACAATTAGACCTATTAGCCTTAATAGGAATTTTATCCCAATTCTCCCACGACCAGTCGTCGTTTTGTATTCCTCGCTCTTTCATCATATCTACAATTTCTTCTGTACTGAGTGGGTCTCTATTGCAGAAGTTAATAGTCTCGTAACCATCATAACCTTCAGTAATGTAGTGCTCGATAAATCGGCATAATTCCGGTACGTATGTTTTCGAATTAAGCGTATTTACTAAGTTATTGTAATTAAGAATTTTGGTTAGAAAGGATCTTTCGTGTAAGGCGTCGCAGAAAGGCATTCTAACCCTTAGGTGTAACCCATAATCTGAGATACTTTCAAAGGCGTGTTTAGACTTACTATAAAAAGAAGAATCATTACTAAACATTCCAAAATTAGGCTCATCACTTTCTTCCCAGTCTTTTTCGTACCCTGTATAAATACAACCAGAAGTAATATGAATAATCGAGGCACCTATATCTCTACAAACCTTATTGAGAGTTAAGGGTAGCTTTACATTTAAATCCCAACAGAGCTCTTTCTTAATCTCTCCCTCATCAACATTCGGTCTACCTGTAAACCCAGCTGCATTAATTACAACTGTATCTCTATCAACTACACGCCGTAACTCGAATGGATCAGAATAATCTAACTCTGATCTACTAAAAAGCTCCACAGTTTCAAAATAATCATTTTGAGTTAACTGATTGAAGATACTATTACCAACATAACCTTTACCTACTATTACTGCTTTCATTATTCTATTTGTTTTATATGAGATATAATTTGTTCTAGATTTATATCACCGTCAGATATAGAATATTCTATTTGCTCGGTAAATCCATCTAAAAGTTCCTCTAACTCACAATCATCCTCAACCTCATAAGCGATACTTTTAATTTCATAAAGACAATCATATAGATGCTCTACCTTCTCATTAAATTTCTTTGATAACTTAGCCATTTATGGTATTTATTTTATGGTAGTTAAATAAAGCCTCAATATCTGACTTTAAATAGTTGACATGATATGCTCTAAACGCATCATCCTTCAAATAAAATATAACACATTTTCTACATTTTTTACCTGTCTGCTTTTCATACATATATGCATACATCGATAATTGTAATGCATAGACGTTAAATTCACAATTATGAAGATGATCGACAGGTTCTAACATTCTCTCACCGAATGGAGAACTAAATCTAAACTTTTTATTTGTTTTAAAATCACCTACAGTAAATTCGCCGTTTTTATGTTCGTATATAAGATCAGCCATTCCAGCTACTTTAAACTCCTCATTGTAAAGTACACTCTCGCTTAATATTTTATTAAAACTATCAATATGCCATTCGACTGATTTATCATATGATTTATATAACCAGCTAAATGTATCATTCACCTCCCCATATTCAATATAGTCTTCGAGAAGCTTGTGAATATTAGTACCTCTATCACAAGCTTTATTCTTCTCACTTTCCCACATCTCAAGTACCATTTCAATAGGTACCCCTTCACGGTTAGCTACTCGCTTAGCGTGAAATTCTTTATCGAAGGGTTTTTTATACTTACCTAATAACGTTGTAACTGAAATAAATTTTTCTTTCGTTTCAGTATGCGTATAAGTATGAGATTTCTCATCAAATTTAATTCTCACAATTATATTTTAATGTATTTTACATCAATTGCAATAAATATCTACATGGGTATTAAAATAACCGAATTAACCTCAGCTAGTACACTCGTGGGTAATGAATTAACCCCGCTAATTCAATCTACAGAAACTAGACAGACAGCAGTTAGTTCTGTATTTACGGCTCTAACTTCACAAAATGACGGACGTTATGTAACCAATATTTGTGCGGGTAATCAAGGGTGTATATCGTTTACGGGTGCAGGTAACGGTAATTTAAATTTAGGAGTAGCTCAGACTAGTGATGTAATATTTGCAGGTCTTACAGCGAACGACGATTCTTTGGTCGATGGAGATCTTGTTATAACTAGTCCTAATAAATTATGCTCTAGAGGTGATTTTTGCTCACTTTCCGGTGTTCAACTCAATGGTGCGTTACAAGCTAATGGAAATACAATACTTGGATCTAATAACTGTGATACATTAGTTATTAAAACTACTAGCATTACACTGGATAATTGTTTACCAGCGGGAGTGGATAATTCTGTTGTAATTCTAGATAGTGATAAGACATTACGTACTGATGAAATTGATAGTAGGGTTTGGGGAGGTAAATTAGTAGATTACTGTGGGACTGTAGGTAATAATAAGATTCCAAAATTTATCGGTACAACTGGTACGGTCCAAGATTCTATTATTTCAGCAGGTAGTTCCGTAGTGACCATTGGTGGTGATCTTGTAGTTGGAGGTGCTGCCTGTGGATCATGTAGTCAATTTTGTAATAGTGTCCAAATTAAAGGGAGCGGAAGCGGTCTTAATGTTGCCGGTAATATTACAGGTTGTGGAAATTTAACTCTAGCTTGCTTACCGACCTCTGATCCGAATATTGCGGGTCGTATTTGGAGGAATGGTTGCCAATTATTAGTTTCAGCAGCAACATAAACTTTAGTTGAAAAATCCGATTTTGCTATTAAATTATAGTAATGTCAAAGCACGCTATATTTCATATTGAAGGAGGTATTGGTAAACACGTAGCCTCTACTGCAGTAGTTAAAGCGTATAAAAAACAAAATCCAGATCGGAAGATTATTGTCGTTTGTGCGTGGCCGGAGGTGTATCTCAATAATAAGGATATACACCGAGTTTTTAGATTGGGTAATGTACCTTATTTTTATCAAGATTATATACACGGTAAAGATGTAGAAGTATTCGCGCAAGAGCCCTATAAACAAACAAGTCATATTACTAAAAAAACACATCTAATTAAATCGTGGTGTGATATGATAGGCGTTAAATATAATAGCGAAAAGCCGTACATACACTTCAATTTAAGAGAGAAGGACTTAATTGACCCTCAACTCGCTTCATTACAGAAAAATAAACCATTATTACTGTTTCAGCCGTTTGGAGGTCCAGGTAAAGAGCATCAACCACATCCATACTCATGGGTTCGTGATATTCCACCACCTGTAGCTCAAGAGATCGTGACTAAGCTAAAGGAGCAGTATATGATCTTACATGTTTGCTATGACTTTCATCCAAAGTTAGAAGGTGCTATTAGATTTGAAAAGCAAGTCTCTAAAAAGGAGCTTTTCAATCTTATTAATTTTTCTGATAAGAGACTCCTTATTGATTCGTCATTACAGCATGCTGCGGCCGCACTTAATAAACCATCAACTGTAGTATGGGTAGGTACTTCACCTAAAATCTTCGGTTATGATATGCATAAGAACGTTTTACCAAAAACAGAGTTTCCAAAAGGTCATATAGACAGTTATCTTTATGATTATAACTTTACCGGCGCAGTTCATGAATGCCCTTACGATGAATTTAACGAAATTCATACTGCGCAAAGCATTATTAAGAATCTTTAAATTCTAATAATTGATGATTGGGCTTGATATGTAGTAGCCCATCCTGCTTCGTTTGCTGTTATAATAGTAAAGTCACCTGAATTTGATAGTGACGAAGCAGGGAAAAACAAGTTAACGATATTATCATTACCTGTCGAATAATAATGATTATCTAGCTTATAACCTGATATAGTGGGTGATTGTGCAGATGTAATTTCCTGGAAATTGGTATGGAAGTTATCTACGTTTGAAGAGAGGTAATAGCTATTGCTTGTGTCAAATCGTTTTCCATACAGGGTAAAGTTATTATCATAGCTACTTAATATAGTAGTTAAACCACGCGTAGCGTTAAAGGTCCCCGTAGTAGCATAGAAGATATTAGTGAACTCTGGGATAGCAGATACTGTGACAGTTTCGGTGTATGTTTTTGGTACTTTATCATCGTAACCGGACAGTGTTTCATATCCTTGCTGCTCGTAGGTAAGAAATTCTAATTTTTTACCCTCAGGATCATATATTCTATTAGCTAGATTAACATTTATAAAATTACTATCTACACTATAGATAATTTTTTGTATATCTTTTGCCTCAGGAAATAACCAGCCTTTTATTGTAAATGAAGTATCAATAACTACTCTGAATTTATCTGAATATGTTACATCAGTAGGGGTATTGTAATTTAAATCTCCAGACCATAATACTTCGGATCTTATTTCCTGTTCGTAATCAGCACCTAATTCAGAAGGAACTTTCCAAGATAGAATAATGTATGGGTTGTTATAGGGTACAAAATTTGATATAATTTGATCAGCATCAGCCATATAACGTGTCATTATTGACATACTAACTGAAAGATCTACAGGTACGGGCATTAAAAACTTAGAACCCTTATTCGGATCTTCCTTCAATTGACCTGGTAGATATGAAGGTGTTAGTTTATTAAAAACTCTGGATTCGTCTCTCGTAACACTGGTTAAATTTATCGCGACAACAGGTAATGTAAGATTTTGTGCTTTATTAACTATATCGTACATTATTCTTTGCTTAGGAGCAAAGACATATCTTACATCAATATTTTGCTTAGCATTACGATTTTTATCGAAACGCGAAATAACTGTATCATCAAACGCAGCTACAAACTGTGTGAGAAGATCTTTAATTTCAAAATGATATGCCCTCTTACGCACTACATATATTTATTACGCGAATCGGTCTAGATAGTATTTAGGAAGCTTATGTCTGTTTTTTACTATACTTTCTACAATTGCTGCATCTAAAATATATGTTATGCAGTGATCTTTATGAGATCGTATACCTCTACCACAAGCTTGAATTAATGAGCATAACATTTTATTTTGATACCAGTCAAAATCCTCCTTCATTAAGTTTTCAATACGCTTATCTTTAGTAGGTAGATATGGTGCCTTAATAATAATTTGAAATCTGGCTAGATCATCCTTGAGATCAACCCCATAAGACATAGATGGTGATATAAGAACGGTAGGGTCATCGGTTTCCATATGCTGCTCTAAAATAACTTCATTTCGTACACCCGGCTCACGTATTAAGAATCTACGATCAGTAAGATTTTCTGATAGGAAGTTAGTAATGCTCTTATTTTGTGAATGTATAATCCCCTTTTCGTTTTTATGAAACTCACAAATTTGAGCTATCTGCTTACATATCTTAGGTAAGTTCTTTTGCATATTATAGTAATTTAACTTAACCTTAGTATTACAATAAATCGGCGCATTCTTAGCGTCAAACGTCGACTCAGCCTCAATATACTTATAATTATCAATCCCTAACGACTTACAAAAGTTCTTTGGATCAATAATAGTTGCTGACATAAGAATCACCTTATCAGCATACTTAAACAAATAATTCGACAGCTTATCAACCTTAAGAGGCATAAAGGTAATAGCCCTACTATCTCTCTCAAAAATATACTCACTATCATACCAAGTTTCCAGTATAAGCGACAACTTACTATGTAAATTACCAAGAGCAACTAACTCGTTCTTTTTTTGAATGAGGTATTTAGTTTTAACCTTACTAGTACTTCCGATTGCATCCTTTAACCAATCGATACGTTCTTTTAGTGATAGTACTAGATGATTTATCCATTTTTCAACGTTAGTACTCTTAGTTAGAAATGGCTTAACCTCAACTTCGTTTTTGTAGAGAAACTCAAAGTTAATAGTACAGCTAAACTCTTTAACTAATTGATCTTCTAATTCCGATGCCTCGTCACAAATCAAATATTCACGCTTTTTAAGATGTTCAGGTAATGCAAAGAACATATTATAGTTAAGAGTATTGAATCGTGAGGTTAAAGCTTTATTACGTTGCTCATAATACGAGCAGCACTTCTTACCCCAGCACTCTTCGCGAAGTTTCGGTAAATGTAAACATGGCGCCACCTCTACTGAGTAATCTTCATCTACAACACAACTGTAGTTCGACTTACCCTTTAGTACCTCAACATCGTTAAATAACTCTTTATATTGATCTTGTAAAGCCTTTGTAATTGTTAGTGCTGTACAACCAAACGACTTCTCCTCATTACACTCATCTTCATATGCATAATTACCACCCTGCGTTCTCTTATATGCTAGGTAGCTCGTTACTATATCGCGATACTCTTTCGTACATTGATTAGCAACATTACCTACAGTTTTTGATACCATAGACTTACCTGACCCTGTAGGGGCATTACAGATGACGAACTTATGTCCATCTGTGAATGCCTGTTCAATATTCTTTAGAAGCTTTACTTGTGTTGGATTAGGATCATATCCAGAGGGAAAGCTATTAATTAGTCCGGTTAGCACACCTAATTATACTATTGTTCCTTTATTAGGCAATATGTAAAGCAGGTTGTCGTAAAATTTTGATTTAGAGCTGCAATCTAATAATTTTATGAACAGAGAGTATTGTTCCGGTATAAAGGAACTTATACGGTAGTTAAACACCAACTTATCTAACGAACCTTCTATTTTAAACGGGTAGGGTATTTCGTAGATTTTAATTTTACCGTCAATTTCTAAAGAAAGAGCTATGTTATACTGCTTAATCTTAAAAAGCTTAAGTTTACCCTTTTTAATAATCTTCTTATCGGTTTTAATTATTATATTTTGTAGTAAAAAAGGCTTTAAGCTTTGATTTACCCTTTCCAAATTTATATTCATGAGTTCATAAAAGCTAGTTTTTGTTTTGCTGACATAGGATATACACTTTCGTTAAAATACGTCCAAAATGAATCATCAGCCGGATATTGAGTTATTAGATTAGCTTGATTCATATTTATATTTCTATATCCTTGCATTAAAATATCCCACACAACAAGTAAGTTATCAGCTGCTTCATTTACTTTATGCGGACCTCTTGGAGGCTTATAGTTTAGGGTAATTCTACCATTGGTAGAATTTAATAGGTTATATGATTTTGTACAGAGTATACGGCGAGTAGCAGGGAAACCTGCCTTAGGTATTCTGCGCGCAAATCTTAAGTCTACCACATTCGTTAAAAGGATAGAATCAAGTGCTGACCTCTGTATTATCATTTTTTGGTTTACATATACCAAACATTCTTTCTTCGTTTAGAAAAACACCCTTAGCAATCTTACCTTTACCTGTAATCTCTACATTGGAAATAGTAACTCCAAGATTATTTGGAAATATAACTATATCTCCTTCTTTTGCATACTTTGCATCAGGTCCTGCAAGAATCACTCTGCCCTTACGCCACGCTTTAGTCATTGCGTTTGTCGGTACTACTATACCATTTCGTAAAACCTCGTCTCCGTTAGCTGACTCATCAGCATACTCAACGAGAAGAATATCATCGAACACAAAACTAAGCTGGTAGTCGTCTAACCCGAAATCACCCCTACCTCCTTGTGTTAAGTCAATTAAACTTCTTGTAGGAGCTAGATTATCAATAGATGCCGTTGCCATATAATTTATTTACTTAGGTTTTCTTGTAAATCCATATACAACTTTAACTCTCTTACAGAGATATTTTTATTGCGCGCAATAAGATCTAGATTCTCTTCCTCAATAACCTCTTTTTTAATTTTTTTATTATATGCTATACGCTTAAACTTTAATCTTGGAATAAAATAATAGTACAGTCTATATTGCTGTTGCTTATCTTGAAAAATACTACCAAATCTATTTAACGTCTCATTTGTAATAGAAGCCATGCCTTTACTATAGAACGATAACCACCTATTAAACATAAACGGGGCGAAGGATTGCTCACCTTCTGAATCTAAAAACTCAGCATTAGTCTTTTTAGAGTAAAATAACTTATTTTGTAGCTGAAAAAAATTCATTAACTAATTATTTTAGTTGTAGCAATCCACTGATCTTTAAC